CGACCCTAATGTCTTCAATATCTTTGAAGTTAACTCCATCACGGTTTGCTGGAAGCATAATTTGACCGCTCATTTTGTCTTTCAAACGCTGCCTCTGTTCTTTCAAATCCTCAAGTTTATCCATTCTTTCTGTGACGGCAACTCTTTGAGCAAGTTGGTTTCGACCCTTGTCGTCAATGTTAGTATCAATTCCGCCAAAGCCTCTTTCTGCTTGTTCGTAATCGACTTTAGCAGAAGGATCGTCACCTTCTTGTCCAAATACAGAAGGTCTTTGTATCTTCACATATTTGCCTTGAGGTGTTCTTTTAACTCCTATTTCGGCTAATTTCTTTTCGCCCTCTCCTATTTTGACACCGACCATTGCTTGCCTAACTTCTTCCTCTTCATCAGGGGTTAAGTCTCTAGTGCCGCCTGTCTGTGCAAATACATTCCCTATGGGTCGGTCTTTTCTACCAGTAGCAGTACCTGCCTCTTCGACATCGGCACCCTGTGAAATTTCTCCCACTGCCTCTGCACGAGCACTACGCATTTGTTTACCTTCATCTGCAGCCTCTTGCCCACTACGATGAGTAGGTAACTCATTGTTTTGTAGTTGGTCAAAGATGTCTTCAAGGCTAAGGTTCATTCTACCCATCTTGTCGTAGGCTAATGTTTTATCTACACCAGCAAGGTCAAACACCATGTCAAGATAACCGGGTATATTTTGCGCACGGTCTTTAAATTGATTTACTACACCTTCACTAGTACGAAGATCAGTACCTGCCATAAATTTGCTAGCGGGTTCTGACTCACCTTCGCCCTCAGTTTCGCCCTCAGTTTTAGCCTGAGATATTAATTTATCAAGTTCCGCTTGCCTTGAAGCAGAGTTTTGTTGCCTGTATTCATCAGTATTAATACGGGCAAGAATATCACTTAATTGGTCTTCGGTAAGGTCAATGGGACTCATTATTGCTGGGTTAACACCCTTCTTAGGTGCCGTAAACCCTGACCCTTCTATATTTGTAGTACTTTTACCACCTTCAGGTCGAACCACTTGGACAGGTCTCTTCTTGTCACGGGGGTCTTCTTTGATATTAGCAATGTTCCTAGTCGCTGCATCATCTTTATCATCTGCTTTAACTAATACATAAGCCATAATTAGTCCTCCCTTTCGCCTAAATTGAATTCCATTTGCCTACCACATGTACTGCACTTGTCAACCCACATAAAGTAAAGCATGCCGCAACTTTTGCAGCGGGTGCCCGACCCTATGTTCAGGACATCGCCCGCCTTCTTATTACGATTTCGTTGCTTCTTGGTTATACCTTGAAGCGGCTTATCTTCATTGAATACGGAACCAGCCCCGTAGGACTCGGCTAAGCGAATGCCACGCTTCTGCAATCGCTCGATGTCATCAAGACCAAGGCTGTTGTTAGACTGCATCAATTAACCTCACACTGTGTAGGTTAATAAAAAGTAATGATTGCCTAATGATGTGAACGAGTGTATATCGATAAGTGCAGTTGTACTACCAGCCGCTACACCAAGCGCACCAGTGCCACCAGTGGCTCTGAGATCTGCTTGGATGAGTGCTGTTGCTGTACCATCTGCCATTTGTCTAGGTGAGTAAGGTCCAATGACCCTGCTACCATATCCGCTTAATACTGCCATCTAATCACTTCCTTCCTATTATTATACCTGATGTAGAAACATCTATTGTAGAAGTTATTGTGCCTAATTGACGACTTGGTTGCTTTAGAGTTACAGTAGTACCGCTGAATTCTACCAAAAGTGGTATGAATAACTCATAAGGGTTAGAGCCGCTATCAAATGTACTAATAGCCTGAATTGGCTGCTGTATAGGATTAGCCACTACGCTGTAAATCTCCTTCATATATGGTAATACATCTAAAGACACTGTTTCATTAAAATCTGTTTTGAATGCGACTATTATTAGTCCGTTGACATTAGTAGGGTTATCGAATGTTACTGGCATCAGCCTTTCCTCCCTATTGCTATGAAGTGACCTGCTGCCGTAGCGCCGCCACCCACTGCTCCGCCAAATAATGTAACTGATGTACCACCTGTCCCTGTTATGTAACAGCCGTCAGGTGTTGGAACATCTCTATTCACGCTACCGCCTAAATCGTCATCGCACCCTATAGATGTGACCGGAGTAGCAGTTCCAGTTGGTAACATTAACTGTACGCTATCAACTATCCTCATGTAAGGGCTTAGGTCTATAGTAGTGTCAGAAGCAGCGTATGTGCCTCTAATCATAACTTGGTCTCCGAGGTTAACTGGTCGTGTTTCAAAAACTACTGCCATTATGCTCTCCTCCCATAAATCATCACCTTGCCAGCACCATTGTTTGTGCCGAAGCCTGTGCCTCCACCGTGTACAGAGAAGAACCTTCTGTCACTACCAATAATAGCCTGAGTAGGCGTATTTATGTTACCTGCCGTTAGCATGTTAACATTGGTAGGTGCTTCAGTATTCATTACAATTATCGCATCTATCAACATACCGGGCACATTGATTGGAACTGCGCTCCCAAGGCCAGTTTCTGAAGCAGTATACTCTGCTGTCAGAATAATCCTGTCACCGAGGTAAATTGGTCTTTTATCAAAAGTCACCGCCAAGGTTAATCACCTCAGCGTGTTCCTATTGCCATCCAAGTACCGCCGCCGCTGCCTGCTTCTGTAGCATGTGCCGTTGTGCCGTTAATGGAAGTTACCATTGCTCTTGCTGTAGCATCTGCCTCATTACATGCAAAGAATATAATCTTTGAAAGATGTGAAGAAAGATCTACTGCAATAGTATCGCCGTTTGCAAATGTTCCTGTCATTACTACCAAGTCACCAATTACATGTGGTCTTGGGTCAGTTGTTATAGCCATGATTATTCATCTCCTGATGATTCATCCACTGGGTCTTCGATTATAGTCTCTTCGACTAAGACTTCTTCGACAACAGGCTCAGGAGCAGGCGGACTGAGAGTGGTTTTTACCATGTCGAGCAATTTGCTCTTGGTAGTATATCCACTCACAGTCTCGCCTTTTCCTTTAAGCCATGCGCCTATGTCCTTCTTAGTCCAGCCACTGTCAGGGATCCCGTCATTACCGGCATCGACTGTTACACCTGCATCTCCCTCTATTCGGAAGAATTGTGGTTTTAGTCTACGCCTTTCTTGATTTAGCCAACTTTGGCTAACCTCGACAGGTTCACTTCTTATCCATTGTCCCGAACCGTCTAATCTGCGACGGTACATCAATGGACCTAGAAAGGTTACTGTAGGCAAGTTTACTCACCTTCACTGTACTAGTAGGGTAATTGAATTACCGTTTGATGTTGCCTCTGCTGTCAATGTCAATACTAGTCCACTGAAAGTTGCAATATCATGGTCATTTGCTGCACCATTAACTTGTCCAACTATTGCTACGATACCACTAAGTGATACGCCATTTTCTCCGCTAAAAGTCATTGTATCTGCACTTGCATGGTCTTTGTCGTATTGAACAGTTATCATTCGTAGACTCCCACCTGCCGTGTTAGTTGTATCTGTATTTGTTGGTAAGAACGGTTCAAGGTTTCCGGGGTATTGCCCACTTGTGCCACCTGCTCCATCCAACCAGCGTGTTTCATCCGGTTGTGACCCGCCATGTAGGCTTAAGTCTGCTAGAATACTGACGCTTGAAAATTCTCCATCGTCAAATGCTATTTTTACATTTCCGCTTGTTATACTTGTTGCTGTCATATCATTTCATCTCCTTATTTTCATCACAGTTAACCTCAAGACAAGTCTCGGATTGAACCTTGACCTCCAAAGAAAGTAGTCCAAACTTCACCCATTGTGCGGTAAAGTCCTTCCTGTCCTAGTCTGTTAATTGCGAATGGATCGCCAGTCTCGATACCGGACTCAAAGTATTGAGTAGGTTTCGCAGTACTGTAGTATAGATAATCAGTATCAAGCATGTAAATTCTGCTGATACCGTCTGCCGCTACATCCTTAGATGGGATGATTGGGACACCGTTGTAAGTTGCGACTATAAATCCAGCCTCAACACCCGGTACACCTTTGACACCGTTGTAAGTTGGTACAACTCTCTTCTCTTCCATGAATCTCTGCTGAGACTGTAGAAGTTGCTGAATACGCATTAGAGTGTCATATCCTGTTAGCATAACTTTCGGGTTACCACCACGAATCCAAATCTTTTGGAACATTTCGTCAAGGTGGTCAAGTGATAGAACTCTCTCGGTTAAACTTGCATCTGAAGCAACTGAAATTTCAGCGTCAGACCATGTGTTAGCAGCACGACTAATGCTGTAAATGTCCAAGTCAGCAGCAGCGCTTACATGCGCCGTGTGTGTAGTAGAAGCACCATTGGCTACGGTTGCTGCATATGCAGTACCTGAACTGTCCATTGTGCTTGCTGCAGTTACTCTATCAAGAGACTCGATGTCGTTACCTGCAGGTGTGTCTACATCCTGTGTTAGCATTTGGTTGATGTGCTCAGCGTGGTGCTTACCCATCTCTTCCTTTAGGACAGAGCGTATGTCGCCAAGTCCGTCATCCTTGTCATTCAAGAAGATTGCAACCTCAGACATATCGAACGAGTGTGCGATTGTCTTAGGCTTTGCTGCAACATTTTGGAATGTAGGCTTGGTAGTGTCAGGCAGTGTGCCGTTCTCTGCAATTCCGCCACCGACTGCTGTCGAAGGCTTTGCAGTGACGACTCTCCATCCACTGCGGTCCCAAGGCTTCTTAGGAAGAATTGAGAATGCGTTAAATTCTTGGTTCAACTGAGACCATACTTTGCGTCCGTAGATCGCTTGGTATGTTCCAGCGGTTGTGCTCAACATTGGTGCATCTGCTTTGAGAAGTTCGCTACCGGAGTAACCGAATCCCATGTTAGTCCCTGCGCCATAGTAGTAGCGCTCCATGTCCTGTACTGTTCGTGTATAATTTCGTGCCATTATTCATTCCTCCATTCAGTTCCAAACCGTCCCTGCGAGACTGTGTACTTCGTCCCACGACATGTTTGCTAGTTCCTCTGTAGATGGTATTTCTACGGTGGAGTGGTTTGTTGATTTGCGGATTTCCGCAGTTGTGGAAGAACCGATGTTATCGATTCTGTCACTTAGTTGTGAAATTGCCTTCTCGATTTGTGAGAGTGGGCCACGAGCATCAAACTCTGCTGCTGCACGAGTCTGTGCTTCTGAAGTAAGTTCCTTAGTAAGGCGCTCACTGAAAACATCATTCAGGTTGTTCTTGAACTGCTGCTCTGTTGCTGCTGCTTTGAAGACTGCATATGCTTCTTCAATTTCAGTTGCAGTAACATTTTCAGGGTTCAGGTAAGATTTTGCGACAGAGCCGCTACCTAATCCTGATGCTCCTAAAGCATTTGTACCCGGTGAGCCACCTTCGGTTGCTCTACCTGCTACTTGTCCGTTCATCTGTGTTTCAGGGAATTGCTCAGGTGTGCTACCAAGGTTAGCCTTGGAAACACCATCAAAGTGAGAGCGAGCAGCACCAGTGTCAACACCTGCAGACTTTAGGGTGTTTTCCATCCAGTCTAGGTATTCGCTAGT